AGCGTCTTGTTCCAGAATCTTGTGCGATACAGAGTGCCGTCGAAGAAATAGCCAGACGCATCGTAGCGTGTGCCGATTCTAGCATCTGCACAATCGTCAATGTCCGATATTGCACCTAATGTCGCAGTACCGACTTGATTTCCATTGTCGTAAGCAATTGCAGAAGTGCCGTCCACCGTTACAACAAGATGGTGAACTTTTAAATCATCAAGAAAAGTCGCACCTGTGAACTTGCGCTCGTCGGTGTCGTAAATCGCCAGCACACCATCAATTGATGTCAAGGCGAACCTACCGCCATTTCCGAAATCGACGATGTAGGCATAGTCCGATGCCGGTATCGAATCCGCTTGTATGATTAACTCGAAACTGAACTTCGTTCCCAAGTCGGGCGGCGATGCAATGTCGATGTTGCCAGCCGCACCGTCGAAGTGGAGGCCCGTGCCATCTATGCCAGCCAATCCGCTTGCAACGGGTATGCCGTCAACCTCCAGCTTCAGGTTGTTGCTTGCGTCCTCGCGTATCTCGACCTTACTTGTGCCGGTAGACGCTTGCCACTCCATCACATCCGAACTCGCACCATCGGATTTGATGATTGGCTCGTTTTCCGTGGTCGTGCCGGTGGCACTAATTGTTTTTTTGTAGAGTTGAAAATTAGACATTAGTTTTAGCCATAAGGTGAATAGTCAATTGCAACAAAGCCACACCCATCCCCGGCAGTGACGTTGCAAATTTCCCATTGTGCCAAAGTGAACTCCTCCCCGTTGGGTCCGGTGATGCTCAACACGTCCCCGGGTTCCAGGGGTATCTTGACCGTTCCCCCCACCTTCCGTAGGTACACCGTCCCGGCGTTTTCCGTTTCGCTTGCCTTGTGGGCCACCACAATGAGTGTATCCGCCTGAACAGTGCTTGCCCCGAGTGCCGTGTTAGAATCAGCCCCAGCTGCCGTTATGTAACCATCCGTTATGCTAATCTCCGCCATGTCTTTATCTTCTCCTTAAAATTGTCTGTTTCAAATTATTCGGCCCCACTTGTGTCCCGGGCACTCATCACGGACCACACATTGTCGTCTCCGTCATAAATCAACTGGACCATTCCGTCCCCGGTTATCACCAGTGCGGAGTCATTAATCTTAATGTCATCACCACTGGTGGCGGAGGCATCGTCGTTGAAGGTCAGGGTTTGGCTTGAGGAATAGGCGTTGACGTAAATGTTTAAAAAGTACCCGTCCACCCCCCCCGCAATGCCGCTTATGGTTGCGTTACCAGTAAAGCCGGAGTTGTCTAAACGGATGAAACTGGAGTTGCCCAGGGCCAGGGAATCCATGGTGGCGGACCCGGTAACGGTTGTTTTGTCAATTTGAATGTAGCCGGCGGCACTTGTGCTGTTCCCGGTGCCGCTCTTAATGCCGTCTGCCTTTACCGTCACCGTCTTTTGAATGGGTGTCCGGGCAATGGAGGTGCCGGTTATCTCAATCTCCAAAGTTGCCGTGGCACTTGCCACCGGGCTGGAGTCTCCCAGGAGGAGGGTGTTGTTTACCCCTGCCGTGTTGAGGTCCAACGTGCCTTGGTGGAATGTCTCCCAATCCACCCGGCAAGTCCCTCCCGAGGTTGTGCTGGCCACCACAAAATCCGTTAGGCTTAAGGCCGAGTCCGACTTGGTGGCATAAATCCCTCTATCCTTAACGGCCAATGCGGTAATGGCACCACTTGCCACACCTTTAACCACCAAAACGGGGTCCTCGGTTGCGGACCCGGTGGGGGGTTTTAACTCGTCGTTGAGCGTGTAACCGGTGCCTCCTGCCACGGGTTTGGCTGCCCCCACCCGGTATTTTCGGGAGAGGGTGGCACTGGAATAGGCAGTTGCCGTGGTTGCCGAGGAGGGTGATACCAGGCCAATCTTAACCGTTAGATTATCGGAGAGAGTGGTAAACTGTGAGGAAAACCCACCGGACTCATCCGGGACCAACAAGTAAACCTCCACCGGTATCTGGTCTCCCTGGATAAAATCCGGGAGGGTTAACGGGGTAGAGTCAACTGCCGATGTAACCAGTTCATCGTTTTGAAGGTCAACAAAGAGCTTTAACAGGTTCGCCACGGGTGGATTGTGCCAAAGATTTTCGGGGTTTCAAATCTAGGCAGAATGGGTTACGGGAGGGGTAACCTGGCAAAAATAGAGGTAATGTTTGGTAATCGCGGTGGGGGTTACAAAATTAACGTCTGCCGTCAGGTCCCGGATTGCATCATCCCCAAAGGTCGCCCCGTCCGAGTTGGCTGCCTCGCTTTCGGCAAAGTCCGCCCGGTTGCCGCTTGCCGTCCTGGCGTCATCGTAAAGGTGAAAGAGGATTGACCGGTTGGCATCGGAGAGGGTGGTGTTGCCGGTGTAATGGGTTCCAATCGAGTAATTAGTGGTGGAGAGGGTGGCAATGTAGGTGCTGCCGCTAATCACCGGGGTCGTAACCCTAAACTTAAAATCCGCCGAGGCATCAACTGCCGTGGTGGCAAAGTGCCGGGTAACGGTTGTGGAATACTTGAGCGGCACAACTTGCTCCTCCAGGCGGAACTTGAACCCCAGGGCAGTTGCCCGGGTTTGAACGTCCGCAATCTTAACCCAATGCCAAGCCTCAATCGCGGTATCGTCACCGGTCAACGCATCGGCGTAAACATCCACCATGGGGGCATCCGTCTCGTCCCGGATGGTTACCCCCAAATTATCATAAAGGTCCTCCTCGCTGGACCCGTCTGCAAAGCCGGCATAACACTCCCGGGGCGCAAGGTAGTTGGTAAACAGATAGGTCCCCTGTGCCATGGGGCGTTTGTTGCCAAAGTAAACCTCATCAATGCAGAGGGGGCGAATCTTGGTTGCCTTTTTGCAGATGTTAACCAGGTCGTTGTAATGTTCCTTGAGCAGATTAAGCCGGGAGTATTCGTTTGCGTTGCCGTTAATTGCCGTGGCTATCTCGGAGGCAGTTGCCGTGGTGGAGTTTGTGTCCTCCAGGTTCTTCGCCCCGTCATCAATCACCACCCGTGGATAGTTGGGGACATCGGTGTCCCCGGCATAAAACGGCTCAACCACCAGGTTAATGTCACAGGTCTGGTGGGCAATGCCGGTGGAGGTTAACGGGCCGGTGTTGTTCTGCGTGTAGTCGCCCCCGGTGGGTCCTGCCGGGTCATAGTTCAATTCGTTGTGTGGGTAATTTCCGGTGGTGGTTTCATATAAGCGGGGTTTGCGCGGCCCCTCAAACATCCGGTGAAAACCGTGGGCATCGTTAGCGTGTCGCCGGCCCGAGAGGGTTGCCGAAAAAACAGAGTCCTTCCACATACTTGGCCAACCGGCGCGATACTCGGTTGTTTGTGCGCTTGACCATGTCTTGACGGTTGCCAGGGGCCAATCCTGGTCCAGTTCAATGTAGGCAACCCCGCCACTTAAATTAATCTCCAAATAATGGGACCGCATAAACCCGGTAAACCAATTACTAATGGGCCAAGCCTCATGCCAGTAAAGCACGGGTCCCTCCGTGGTTAGCTTAACCTCCTCGCCGCTCAGGGTGGGGGTGCTGTCCAGGTGTGTGCCTAGGTCGGTTTTAAGCGTGCCAACCGTCTTGGTATGGGCGGAATAATTGGTGGTGCTGTTCCCCCGGTATTGGTAGTTGTGAAGGTATTGGGGATGCGTAAAAACCGGCGGCATATAAAACTTGGTTGCCAAGGCAACATTACTTGACCCGCTCCCCAGGTCCAACATTCTAAACTGGTCCTGGTAGGTGAGGAGGTTGGTGGTTTTTTGCCAAACGTAATAATATAACTTGGAGGCAGACTTGGTAATTGTAAACTCATTAAGCACCGTGGAGGACCCCAGGCCGGCGGAGGTCAATGCAGTTGCCAGGTTGGTGTAACCGTCAAACTCTATGGTGCCAATCTCCGGGGTGCTAACGGCATCGGTTGCCCGGTAATAACTCAAGTCCCCCTTGTGATAAACCAACTCGGCCACCTTGGCAGAGTCGTTGACGGTTGGAATATAGCCGGCAGTTGCATACTCGCCGCCAATGTCCACGCATTGGGTGGGGTCAAATGTGATGCGGTGGGTTTGCCTGACCGACTCCTGGACCAAATCGTGTTGGCCCACAAACTCCAGAATGTTGTAGAGATAGGAGGCATTGGTAATGTTGTTGGCTCGCATGGTTTGCGCCACGCTGCCGGCATGGGAGTCAAACGACAAAAATCTGGGGTCGTTCTTTTCGCACTTGAAAAAGTATTTGTACTCGGAGTTGTAACCGGAGGCAACCGAGTCCCGGCGGACACACTTCTGGGAATAAGCGGGAATGGTAAGGCTATAATTGTAACTTGAGGAGGTGCCAAAATAAAACGTGATTTGGCTGCCGGTCAGGTTGTGGAGTTTAAAGGCGTTGTACTTATCGTATGTGTCCGGGAACTCAAAGACGTTGCCGGTTGCGTTGCCAATCAAAATCTCCGCAACGGCATACTTCCAACGTTTCTCCGGTGCCGGCTGCCCTTTGTCCCACACATAATAAGTGTTGCCACTGTCTGTAACGGTGTGGGCTTTTAGTGTCTGGTCAATGGCAATGTCCGTGGCAGACAATGCCCACCCCCCGGAGTCATAGGTGTAGGTTGCCCCGCTGACTGCCGAGTCAATTGTTGCCTGGTCATGGGTTGCCGGCAGGGTGGAATAAATTGGGTAGAGGACGGAGAGGTCATCGCTCTGGTGCTGGATTGACGTGTAAAACCAAAACTCCTTGCCGGTGTGGAGGTAGTCCACCCAATCCGAGTCCACTGCCCCATGAAACAGGAGGAAGGTGGACTTGCCGTCCATTGCTTTGTCTATGATTGTGTCTGCCTCGGCCCAAAGCAGATTCATGCGGTCTGCCGTTGGGGTTTCGCTGCCGGTTAAAAAGTTTAAAGCCACACCGCTTTGCCGCTCCCTGTCGCACTGCCGCCGCCTTTACCCTCCCGGATGGTGCCCCGGGTTGTGCGCTTATAGTTGGTGTTAGAGGACCCAACCGGCAGGAGTGACAAAATCACCTCGCGCAATTGGTTGTGCCAAGCTGCCTCGGGAGAGTTGCCTTTTAGTTTTGCAGGGACTCGGACCATGTATCAGGCCTCCGGGTAAAGGAAGTTGGGCCAGATGTTCAACTGCCATTCCTGGTTTCGCTCAAACTTGCCGCCGGCAACCTGGGTGATTTGCGGGGACTTCTTCAACCACAACCACTTGTAAGTATACCCGGTGCCGCTTATGTCACCGTCCACCGTAAATGTTGGGGTGGGAATCTCGGACAGGGTGGCCTGAATCATGGGCGGGATGCCCTCGGCGGCGGTTAGTAATGCAGTGGTCCAAAGGTAGTTAACCCCGGTGGTTGCCATGGCACGTTCGTAGTCGCTCGCCACCAACTCTGTCTTGCGTAGAACGTACTCCGTCTCAATGTAAGACTCCTGCCCCTTGGTTAGCAGGAAAAAGAAAAACTTTGCATTATTGGTCCAGGCGGAGGTGTTGGTGGTGGTGCCGCTGCCGGTGTGAATGGCAACATCAAAGGCGTTTGTGTCATAATCCTTGGTGACATCATCCCCCCACTCCTCGGCCTTTTTCTCGATGTCCTTCATGGTGTTGGGGTTGAGGGTGTGCAGCCTCCAATGTTCCCGGATGTCCTTTTGGGAGTCCTGGCCAACCAACTCCCAGGCAGTTGTAACCTCCGCATCGCTAACCCCCCCACCTCCCCCGGAGGTGTCCCGGTTGATACGAGCCACCAGGGTTGCCGTGGCTCCGTTGGTGTCATAAGTCACCTCGTCAACCCGGGGCGCATAGCGGGAAATCAACCGGCGGACGGCACGGGCCTCCCCCTCATAGCGCACCTCCGATTGCCAGCCACTCTGCTTGCTCCAGGTGTAGCGTCTGCCTGTCCTTCTGTATGTTCCCTTGCCAACTACTTTTGCCATGTTAATTAGGGTAAATTGAATCCCCGGCACTGCCTTGTGCCGTTTTCTTTGTGTTGGCAGCAATCTCCTTTTGCTGGACCAATTGTTGCCGTGCCAGGTTTATAAGCCCTTGGGGCGAGCGAACCATGGCCCCGATTTGCTGGGCACTTGTCAGGGAACGGGATGCCGCCGCGCCACCCGCGCCCTTTGCCAACTTGCTGGCTGCATCCATGGCCTTCATCTCCAATTCCAATGCCTTCTTTTTGTCCTCCGGTTTGCCGGTTTCCCGGAGTCCTTTTATTTCGGCCTCGGCCTGTTCCTTTTGGAGTTTGAGTTGGGCCTGTTGCTCGGCAGTGGTTAGCTTGGCAAAGTCCAGGGCCTCCTTGCGTTTCTGTACTTGTTTCTCCAGGGCTTTAATCTCTGCCTCCATTTTGAAGTCCAACCCCTGGCCAATAAACTTGCCCTCCGGGTCTAGTTTGTTTTTTAAGATGGCCTCCTTGGCTTTCCGCCCCTTTTCCATGTCAGCCCAAACCTTTTTCATTCCTGCTCCCGCCGCGCCCGACACACCCTCGAAACCCCACCGGGTTTTCCAATCCCGAACGTTTTTCATCAGCTGCCCTATGCCGGCTATCAGTCCGTAGATGGGCGCAACAATTGCCCCCTTAACAACCATCACAATCCCGTCCGCTAAACCTACCAACCCACCCAGGAACTCCCCGAACCAACTCCGGTTTGCCGCTTTAAAGGCTTCCAGTCTTTTAGTGGCATTATCCAGGGTATTAAGTGCGTCCTCACTAATTGCAAAGTCCGCGCCGGCTGCCGCCATTTCCCTCAACGCTTCTGCTCCGTCTCGGACTAACGGCAACACCCTCCGCCCCAGGTCGTCGCCAAAGGTCCGAAGGGTTGTAGTTAAAACCTGGCTTTTATCGGTTGTTCTGGCACACGCATCGGCGTAGGCGTAAAGGGCCTCCATTGCCGTAAGGTTCTTCATCTTATCGGACTCAAAACCAATCAATCTAAAATCCTCCCGGACACCCTCGGAGCCACTAATGGCATCGTGCATCTTGTCCACCAGGGTCCCAAAGGCATCCACCACATCATTGGTGTCCGCCCCCACCGTCTTAAAGAGGTAGTCCATTTTTTGGAACTCCTCCGTGGTCAACCCGATTTGGTGGGAGAATGTTTTAACGTCCTTGGCAAATTGCAGGGCCTCGGAACTTGCCTTGATTAAAAAGCCCAGGGCAAAGACCCCGGCAAGTTGGCCCTTAAGACTGGAGGCCATCTTTTTCCCGGACTTTTTCATGGACCCGGACACCTTGTTCATCCCCTGATTGAAGGGGCGTGCATCTAGTCCGAGCTTGGCAATGAGTTGGGCTAACATCAGTTGTTCCTTATTTTGTCGGCAACCTGGTCCGCTTGCCTTTTGGCAAACCGTTCTCCGAACTCGTCCGCCTTTTTCTTTGCCTCATCGTCCGCCTCGGTCTTGAGGTTGAGGGTGCCCTCAATCTCTCCCAGGGTTACAATGTCCCAAAGGTTCATTGCAAAGGGCCGGTTCATAATCTCGGACTCGGTTAGGTTGGTCTTGCTGTGCAGTTGCATCCGGATAACCTGGACCAGTGGAGTCTCAAGTTTTTTGCCCTTGTCCTTAAACCAATAGCTTGGACCCTGCAACCCGTCCTCCAGATAATCCCGCATGAACTGGGATTCCTTTTCCAGGTCAATCTCCCGGCAAACCTTGGCTAGTTTTTTGGTGTGCTTCTCGACCTGACCGGATGCCTGGGCTTCCAGGAACTCCTCAAAGGCGGAGGAGCAAACGACAACGGAAACGGCAAAGTCTAGGACGGTGGCAGGCCCACCCAGGAGCAACGCGCAAGCGTTCTTCTCCAGCAGAATGTAATGCCCCAAACTAAAGGGGCGGAGCCTTATGCCGAGTACCTCATAAGTGTCCGGGACAATCGTATCATGGAAAGACCGCACATTGACTAACTCCCAACTGTCAGGGTGGCATCAAGGTCGCATCCCGCATACTGCTTAAGCACCATGCTAATCCGGGCCTCGGCATCATTGGAACGGGTTAGCTCCCCGCTCATGTAGGACCACATGCCTGCCCCACCAGCTTCCTTAACTGTGCCGGTTTCCCCGTCCAGGGTGGTAAGGTGTGCGTCTGACTCCCCCAGGGTAATGATGGTGCCGGGTATCGGCATCAACTCATCTATGTCCCCCTGTACCACGTCTAACGATGTGCCGCTAGGGACAACCTCAATGGATGCCTCCCGGTTGTGGTTGGAGAAAACCATCAAAGAAACGTCCCCGTCCCCGTTCTTAACCTCTGCCACATCGGAGGTGTTGGATACCGAAACGCTTTGGTAATCCATAACCGGTTCATCGCCGGTTGTCATAAAGCCCGTGGCAGTTATGCCGTTGACTCCCCACACTACATATTTACCATTAAAGGTCGCCATTCAGATAGTGTAAGACTTATCGGGGGCGTTTCAAATTTTGCGCCCGGATTTGTTAAACGCCTTCTCCATGCGGTACTTTAGCCGTTTCTTAAAGTAACGGTTCATTAGGTCCACGGATTGGTCCACGGCATATTTCATCCACCTGGTGGTTGCCCCCCTGCCACTGGCATAATCCATAAGGTTGGCTATGGTTATCTCCTGCCTGGGGAAGTTAAACCCGCTGGACTTGTCCCGGATGTAACCCTGCCCGGAGTGCCGTTTAACCCAGGCCGGCCAACCCTTGTTACCCCTGGCCTTTAAGCGTCTGGCTGCCTTGTTCCACCCTGCCTTGTACCGGCCCAACCGGGTAGCCACTCGACTTACATATTTGTTGCGCTCGGTCTTGTTGATGACAAACAACTGCTTGCCGGTGGTCTTGTTGATGCGGCCTCGCTTGTTTCTGAATCTCTCGTGGAAATCGCCCGGAATGGTCTTGGCAACCGTCACCCCGATAATGCGGGACAACACCCCCAGCTCCCCCTTGCTGACCAGTTTTCTTATCTTGGGGTCCTGGTAAAGTTTTAACTCCTTGAGAACCCCCACCACCCTTTGTATGTCGGTCCGTATGTTCTGGAGTCCCTTGGCCTTTTGTTGGTTGCCCTTCTCGGAGTGGGCCATGGTCATGTTGCCCGAGTGTGGGGGCGTAACCTTTAGGGCTGTCTCCACCAAGTGCCGCCCGGTTAGCCTTAAAATCTCCTTGGTTGCCAAACCGGTTTCATCAACCAGTTTGTCCACGGACATATAAAATGCCCCATCATCAATGTAGAATTTAGAAGGCACTCGCTACAACGTCGAAACTCACCGAGCCAACCAGAAACCGGTCCTCCACTCCCTGGGTGAATCGGTACCCGAACACCCCGCTTGTCCTAATCGTCTGGTCCGTTGCATCCAGGGTGGTGGTTATACCGTCGTCCATGAACAGGTCCCGGATGTTGGCCAGGAGTGTCCGGTGTGTAGCGGCGGAACCGGTAGCGTCCACGTTGCTCCTTATCTCCACCACCATGCGAACAGACCACAACCCGGTCCCCACCAACCTCTCCTCGGAACTCTCGGCATAACAGACAATACCGTTTTTCTCATAAGCCCCATCGTTTATGCCGGTCAGGGAATCGTAGTCGGTGGAGTAGGTGGCCCAAAAGCCGGACTCCTCTATTACCTCCTTGACTGCCAACTCCATCTTGGCATCAACGTTGTTGTAGGGGCTACTCATTTAAACTCTTTAGGCCGTAGTTGGCTATTTTTCCATCACTCAAACCCCGGGTGTGTATCCGGTAAGAATTGCCCACCAGGAGGGAATCATAAGAGGTGGCAACGGTTATGGTGTCCCCCACATCCAGCGGGGTGGAGAAGTCCGCCGATTTACAAAACAACTCCGCATCGTAGTCCGGGACAATGCCCCCCACCTCCAGGGTGGACTCCTCCGAGACCTCGCCCAAGTACCCGGAAAACGTGGAACCCCCAAAGGTAAATGTGGTTGGCCACTCCGCCAAAATAGCTGCAAAATCAGCTAACATGATTAATCCCAGTGCCGTGTCTATTGTGACAACCGCAATGGCTAAATAACCGCAACCATCGTTTGCCGTCTTGTTTGTTATCTCCCATTGCCCTAAATAAAACTGTCCTAAATCGGTTGGCCGGTCCAGGTTTAACACCTCGCCGGGTTGCACCGGAATTTTTACAACCCCCCCAACTCTCCTTAAATAAACCTCATCAGCATTATCCCCGGCAGCAGTCTTACCGACAACCAGCAGGGAGTTAGTTTTGACATCGGTAAACGCACCGAGTTGGGTGTTGGAATCTGCCAACACATTTGTAATGTATCCGTCATGGACCCGTGTTAAAACCATCCACCGTTTTAAAGTAAAAAGGGGAGAGGAGGCTAACCCCCTCCCCCCATGCACTAACTAATTAACTCCTACGCTATCACATAATCGTCACATTTGGAGAACGACTGACCGTGTCTAACGGCTATGTCCGCCCAGATTGCAACGACCAGTTTAACCAGTCGATATTCCGCCTTTGAATAGGGGTCTATGGTGATATCCACACCCTGCCAGTGACCAATCAGGAGGTCCGACCAATTGCCAAAGATAACCGTGGCAGTTGATGGGGCCGGGACCTGGTTGCTCAAATGCATGGGATAACCGTTGACCATTCCGTTTTCGTAGATGAACCGTGCCGTATTGGCGGCAATCTCGGTTACCTTCATCTTCGCAATGACTCCCGCCCCTGCAACATAGGAGAGGGACCCGCTCAACGCATTATCAACCGCAACCTCCTTCTCCATGTTCACAACATCCGTATAGGGAGAGGACGTTGCTGCAACATCGGCAACGTTGGTCTGGCCGGTAATACCCGTGGGTTGTTCTGTTCCTGTGCCTGAAATGGCTGCCAGGTCCTCGGCAATTGCCAGGACTTTAACCATGTCATCACGGATTAAACCCTCCACGTCCAGTGAACCCTGAGCCAACAACTGCTTGCTAACCTCACTGTAAGTGCCGAGCGACTTGGGTGAGAGTGTCACCTGGTCAAATGTCGCCTGACTCTCGGTAATGGCAGTGGTCTCGTCCGTTAACCAGTAACCGGTTGCGTTTGTGGCAAGTCTTGGAATCGCCACGTCACCAACCAAGCCGTTAAGCACGGTGGCACCGGTTTGCTGGACAACGGATTTATTCCGCAGGGCATCAATGAAGTTGGTGCCGAGTAGGTCCGTTGCAACCGTGCCCCCCCCACCAACAGCGGTGGAGACATCGCGCTTGGCAAAGTTTGAGTTTGCCAACACATCGGTTGGGATGATAAGGCCAGGATTTGGCCGCCCATAACGTTTGGCTGCCGCTTCGCTAACTTCACCCTCGAAACCACTCACCCGGCCCTTTTCACAATAGGACCTGACAGCACGCAACAGGGAGAAGTCTTTGGCCTCCTTATCGGTCAAGCCGATTTCACCCGTGTCCTGCTTGGTGGGTTCGTTCTTCAAATGGTTATCAAGTATCCACCGGGAAAACTCCCCGGCAGTCTTGCCGTCCTGGATTGCGTTATACGCATCATCCATGCAGTTGTAACGGGCACCCAGGCCCGTTAACTCCTTGGAACGTTTTAACTCGGCATTGCGGGTGTTCTCCGCGATAACCTCAACGTTAGGAGTCTCTCTCTCTTGGACTACTTCAGACATAATAATTTTTTCCTTTTGTTGTGGTTGTTCTACGTCTACACCACGGCCAACTCCAACCGAGGGGTCCGCTGGCACCGGCACAACGGATAGCTCTAGAGGCAGGAACCGAGTGACGCGGAGAGTGTCCAAACCCTCCTCCGCCCGTTCCCTTACCGTCTTGAGGACATGATAGCCAATACTCGTTAACCGACGAATGCCGTCCTTCACGTCCCGGTAAATTTCCTGTGCCCTCTCGGACTTGGAGAAGCGCACAACGGCACGTCCCACCTTGTCCTTGTCTATTCGGGCTGACTCCACCACACCAATCTGGTCGTCGGTTTTGTGGTTTAATAAAAGGGGTGCCCCGTTGTTTAGACGGGTCAAATCTGCACTGCCCTCGGAATGGTCGAGGACTTCCATGTAACCATCCCGCTCAACGGGCAGCTCGGAGCTAAAGGCCAACTCCACCAGGTTGTCCTGTTCCAAGGCACGGGCCTCCGCCTGGACGGAACGATGTAGCAAAACCTTGACATCGCCCCGGGCCGGCTCCTCCTCCTCCTCCTCCTCGGCTTCCTCGGCCTCCTCCTCGGGGACGTATTCCTCCTCCTCGGGTTCCGGGGGGTTCTTCGCCATGGTAATGGTCAGGGTCGTATCGTCCTCCTGAACATCCACAATGTGCCTCTCCTCTTTTAAGTCACTCATCTGTCTGTAAGGGTACGGTTTCGGGTTGCTGTTTCAAATCGTCGCCAAATATCAAACCCTTCTCCTCGGCCAATTGTTGGTCCATTGCAATCTGGTCAAACACGTCCTCCACGTCCCCGCCACTCTCGGCAACTATTGCTCGCCGGGATTTAAGTCCGTGCTCCACTGCGGTTATGTTGGCCTGGATATCCTTTAACGGGTCAACCCATCCCCACCGTCTCGGCTTCCATTGCGGGGCATTCATCTTGTCAAACCGGTTTATGTTAAATGGGAAATGGTTTGCCAATATGCTTGACTCCAGCCAGGACTCAAACACCGGGCCAACCAGTGTGTCCGTGAACCATTGTTGCACCTTCTTGAAGTGTTCCCTCTCCTCCAACACCCCTGCCCGGATGCTTGAATAGTTGACCCCCTCCAGGTCATTGGCCAACATATTGTAAGACACACCCAGGCCGGCGGAGATGCCACGCAGACAGGTCTTAACAAAGTCCTTGTAAGCTGTCGTTGGGTGGGACGGGTTCCATTCCTGGAACGTCATGCCGCTGGGCAGTTCTTCGATGGTGCCAGGTTCGGCCTCCATTAAAACGTTGAGGTCCGCCGGGTCCTCCTCCCCGGTGTATCCCTCGGAGTTTTCCTTTAGCAACCAACCCATCTTACAACTTGAAACTCTGGCCGCCACGACCTCTGCCTCCTCGTAGCCAGATAATTGCTGTAACCGTGTCATTGCCGAGACCATCCAGGGGACTCCACGGGTTTGGCTAATTCGTTCCTGGTTGAATATGTGCAAAATCTCGTTGGCCGGTATGCGTTGCTTTTTGCCGTAGCTTGGGGAGTAGGTGTCCCCCGGGTGGGTTTCCAGGATGTGGTAGGCAACCGGTTTGCCGTACCGGTCCGACTCCACACCCATCCTCACCTCGTTACCGCCGGGTAGGGTCTGGTTATGTTCCGAGTCCAAACGGTCCGCCTCAATAATCTGCAAGGCAAAACCAAACGGGTTGTTGTAACCGCGAACCATACGGACCAACACGTCCCCATCACGGGCACAACTGCGAAGGGTCAACCGTTGCAAGTCCCGCCACGTCATCTTGCCGGTGGGTGTGCAGTTGGCAGCCTTGCCCCAGGTGCTCCAAGCCTGCTCAATTGCAGAGTTGGCAGCCCGGTCCGGTTTGCCGGGTTGGTCCATAATCTTCATCTGCAACCCGATGCCATGGGCACCAAGCACGTTGTTCTCCATGCCGTCCAGGTAGCGGCGGACATAATCGTTGTTGCGTTCCAGTTCCCGGCACCGTCCCCGGAGCCTCTTTAGGTTTCCCCTAATCTCCTCGTCCGCCGTGGTCGTTGGGCTTAACCAATCACTGGTTAGCCGGGAAACGTTTGCCCCGTTGTAACTCCTTTTTTTATGCCGAACGAACCCAAACCGCTTGGCTAATTTATCAACTAAACCCATGTTTAAAATCTCGCCTTTACGAGTCTCCCGGTGCCGTGCTTGTTGTCGGTCTGCCGCTTGGCCTCCTCCAGTTTTAACTTGTCCTCGTAGCGTTGCAGGAGGTCCGCCAATTCCTGAATCGGTATCTTGTTAATGGACCGTCCTCCAATGTTGTAACTCTCCATGTCCGAGGAGGCCCGTCCCTCCAGAATGCTCCTTATGGTCGAGACCATAACCCGTGCGTGGGTCCGTTGGTCGGTGGTGGCGGAGGTGGCCAGGGCATTGAGGTTGGCCTTGATAACCAACTTGCCCGAGTCAATCAGGAATCGCTCGGCGGACTTGGAGGAGTAGGCTTGCCACGCATAGGTGCCGGCAGTGTAATTGGTGGTGGTCGCAGCCGTTACGTTGACCTCAAAATAACCGGCGGAGGAGTTGCCGGTGGCGGCAATGTTAAACCCGGTGCCGGTGTCGCTTCTAAAGGAATAATCCAGGGACCACCCATCTGCCGGGGTGTAGTCCACCACCGTCTTGTTAAACTTGAGTGTGTCCCCGGCAATTAACTCGTAAGGTTCGATTGTCGGTACAGTCGCCGCCATTTAATGGCGATTGTAGGGGCGCAATGCTGTGTTTCAAATAACACCCTTGCAGGGTCTGCCCCTCGGACGTGCCCCCGGTTTGGGTGGCTTGCTTGCGTTTGCCTGGGAGGATGCCTTTTTGGCCTCGCTTGTCCTGCTCCCCATGAGACTGCCAAGGTTCAACTTGGCACCACACTTGGGACACCTGATTGGTTTTTTAGCCACGTTAATTGATTGTCAGTCCATCCTTGAGGTTGCCCTTTGCCGCGCCTGACACACCCCACTCCACCATGCCCCCGTCTATTATAATGGGGTCGGGGTCCGGTCTTTTGGCCTCCACGTTGGTAAACACCAACTCCGCCACCCGGGTCCCCTCTTTGTTTTGGATGGTAACAATCAACTCCCTCCCGATTGCCTCCCCACCGAGGAACTCGTTAATTGCCGCCGGCATTCCCTCATGGAAAAAGCCGGCCAAGTTAAAGCACGTTGCGCACGGTTTGTCTTTTGTTGTCATACTTCCCTCCCTTCCGCATGGGCAATCGCTTTATCAACGACGTCCTGCTCGTGCTTTGCTAAAAAAGCAGGCAAGGCCAGTATCTTCAACGCCTCCAACATTTCAGGCGCACTCGCTATCAAATGCGCGTTGGCCTCCTCTTCACCCTCTGGCCGGTCTGTCCGAATGTCCGCAACAACGTCGCTGCCGTCGCCGCCGCCTACCATGAGGCAATCCTCCCCGTCGATTGTTGTTATTAACCACGGGCCGTTTGTGTGTTTTGTCATTTCAGTTTTCATGTTTTTTTATTTGTGGCTCAATGCCTTGTACTGTTCCCGGGTCTCCGGGGTTTGGTTTGCTGCTTGCCAATGTCCGCCATGGGGGCGTTGCTCGTAACTGTTCCACCACCCCCTAGCCTCTGCCAAATGGTAAAGGTTATCCAACTCATCAACGTCCAACTCCAGACCCCACCCGTTGACTGTGTACCCGTCCCACTCCTTTAACTGCTCGGCAACCTCTTGTCCACACTTAACTTGGTAATCCTTGCCCGGGCCTGCCTCCAGGCAGAGCGGGGAGAGTGTGGTTAGTCCCAACACCTTTAACATTGTTCTCCGTGTCATTTGTTTAGTTCCTTTCTGGTTAGTTATGCAACCGGGCAACCGTAGAGGTCCGCAATCCTTTTGGCCTCCTTGGTTGCTTTTGCCTTGCTTGTGAATAATCCCTTATTTACCCGCAAGTCACCTTGCACCAAATAAACAACAATCTTGCCGTTGCTTTTTTGTTTTCTAATTTCAACTTTCATTTTGTTCCTGTCTGGTTCTGGTTTGGTTTCTAGTCCCTCGCCGTGGCAGTTGGGGCATCCGTAGCGGCCAAGCCAATCCTGGTCGAACGAATGCCCACAACTGTGGCAAGGAGTTTTCAACTTGCTTCGCCGGTTGAATAACCCGGCGCATTTCGAGTTATTTAACTCCGCCATGCGGGAACAAATAGAAATCCTTGCGCTGGTTGCACCTCGGACACCTATCAACAGAGTTGCCGGTTCTCTTTGAAAACCGATTGTCAAATCTCAATGCAGTCTCAAACCAATTTGCATCACATCCGTTGCAATTGATGGTTTGCTCGTCGGTTGTTACTGCATCCAATTTCCAATTTATTTCAGTAATCATTTTCGTTTTTTATTTGTGGCTCGGGCTTATTCCCTGCCGGTCCAAGTTACCTAACAGATAGCTTTTAGGCTGTCAACCCCTTTTGGTGTTTTTTTTATATTTTTTTTAATGCCTGAAATTCCCAACAAAACCGCCCCCTTTCGGGGGTCTCTGCCTTTTGGGTTTCCTCTCCTCGTCGGTCTTGGGTGGCGCATCCTTTGCCCGGGCCAACTTGTCCAGGTTGGGGTTTAGAATTATCAGGGCCGCGTAGGCATAAATCCTGATGTCTAACGCCTCGTTCCTTGCTCCGCCGCTTTTCTTGACCCAGGCCCGGGCCTTGACTCCGCGCTTGACGGAGGTAACGGCCTTCTCGCTTGTCAACTGGTTAAACCATTCCTCGTCGTATCCCTGGCCAATCTGGAAGTGGCAGAAACCATAACCCGGGTCCTCGATTCGTAACCTTCCATAAATCAACTCCTTCGCCGTGTCGGTCCCGATGGTGTAGAGGTGGACACGCTTAACACTGGACTTGCTTGGCCGGCTAACAATGGGTTTGCCAAACCCTCCCATGCCTTTAATGGCAAAGACATTCCGGGGTTGCCTCGGCTTAACAAACTCGTAAACCAGGTGGGCCTGGAAACCGGAGTCCACGCAGCACCCTGCGATGGGGAGACTCCTGCCCTCCTCCGTCTCAAACCTGGATTGCAACCACTCGTCCAGGTTCTTCCAGACTCCCGGGTGGGAGGGTTCCCCTAGAAACTGCCGGTACTCAATGCACCAAGACTCCTCACCCGGACCGAACCCTACAGCCTCTGCCTCCAAACGGTCCGCTTGCACATCCACACCGGCAACGATGATAACCACACCCTCGGGCACTTCCGCCGTGTATGTCTCCCGTCTTGCCATGAGGTAGTGGGGTTGGATTTCCTCATGTACGTCCTCCCATGCCTCCGCCATGAATGTGTTTGTCCAGGTCTTAATCCCTTCCGTGCCCCGCTTCTTTGCATCCAGGAAACCCGCAACTGCCTGGTGTAACCTGTTCCTGAAACCCTTCTTGGCCGGGAACATGGAACACAACCCGTTAATGTAATAACCACGCTTGCCGTTGAACTCCTCCGTTGCTCTCCACTCCCCGCTGCCAATCATCTGTAACCGCTCCCGCTCGCTCAACGTCTCCTCGCAGGATTCGCACTTGTAATGTGCCGTCTCCATCTGTCTCTCCTCCCAAAACACTTGCCGCCATTTTAGCGTCTGGAACTCCCCACACTTTGGGCACGGACAGAACCACTCGCATTGGTCCGTCATGGAATACTCCACTTCCACCTTGCTTATTCCCTTGACGGTTGGAGTGCTCGTCTTTATAATTATAGCGTTGTGGAAAGTGTCCGTCCTCCGTTCTGCCAGGGAGATGGGGTCCCCCTCGGTGCCGGCACTGGACGGGTAACGGTCAATCTCATCGGCCAACAACACCCGGATAGGACGGGCAGCCAACGAGGCAGGAGAGTTGGCGCCGGCCATGGTGATGTGTCCCCCTAGAAACCTTTTGTGGAGTCTGGTGTTGCCCGAGTCCCTGGCCTTGGGGTCCGACACCAGACGCTTGAGGACCGGGGTGTCCCTCACCATGGGTGCCAACCTGTCACCACTCCAGGTGGCCGCCATTTCCAAGGTGGGTTGCAGGCACAAAATTGGGGAGGGGTCTTGATGGATAAAGTAACCCACCACGTTGTTGATAACCTCGGTCTTGCCTGTCTGGGCAGCCCACATGAGGCAGACACTTTGGACAGACGGGTCCATGATTGCATCCATGGGGCCGGCCTGGTAAGGGGCGGACTTTAGACGGTAGGCTCCCGGCCTTGCACTGGACTCACTCGAAAGTCTCCGGTGCTTCTCCGCCCATTCCGCCACCGTCATCCTCGGGGGGGGCCTCCAGGCTTGAAACGTCTCGTCCAATCTCTCTAGAACGGGCAACCACTCGCTCAGCACTTTTGAGTCTGGTAAGTTCATCTAATATCTCATCCTTGCTAATGTCATCCATGGTGCTTGCCATTACCCTGGAACGGCAGGAAACAAACACGTCCTCCATGTATCTCCCCACCACGTTCCGGGGTATCCACTTGCCCTGAAGGATTAACAACTCTGCCTCTAACTTTTTGCATTGAGCGAGTAACCTCCGGTTCTTTAGTTGCGTCTCGGTAAGGTTACTCCCGTTGTCTCGCCCCTTGTTTTTGACAAACTCCAACCACAACTCCAGGGGGTAATTTCCGTCCCCGTCTGACTGTGGACTTTCCGGGTCTTTGCGCCAATTGTACACTGTCTGCCGGGAGACCCCCAACAGGTAGGCCAACTTGGTGGCGTTTACCTTCTCCCTGCTCATTGGTC